CAAATCTGAAGCGCTGTTGAAGCATGACGGAGCCCAGCCACGTGTTGTCTACCAAGGAGGCGACATGTACAATCTTGTGATGGGATCCGTTGTGTTCTATCTCTCTCGTCGTATTGCGGAGGAATTGTCCCGCACTAATCCAAAGAACAGGGGAAACGAAGTCCTCTACTGCGTGGGCATGACTGCAGACGAGATAGCCGATATTATTCACAACACCTCGGGAAAAGCCTTTGAGAACGATTTCAAGAACAATGATGGCACCCAGCCGGGTGCCATCCGAAAGTGGGAAGCCATGTTTTACTACAAACTTGGCGAACCGAAGTGGTTTGTTAGGGAGTTCGCTTCTAACACCAGCGTTCGCATTTTTACGCGCTATGGTGTTAAAGGCAAGGTTAAGGGACAGCGCTGGTCCGGGGAGGTTACCACAACCACCGGAAACGGCTACGTAAATGCTTGCATTACCCTTGCTGCTTTGAAGCGGGCCGAGATAACTGACAGTACCTCTTTGGTCTACGGGGATGACAACTTGACGTTCGTGCGCAATGGACGTCGTAAGGCGCTGAGCCGTGCTTACGACCGCACAGCGGAATCACTGGGCATGCAGGCTGAAACCAAGGTCGTGCAAAACCGCGAAGAGGCGACGTTCTTACGCAAACGCTTCGTCCCCAGTGTGAACAGAACTTACCCCGTGCCCTCTTTTGGGCGTGTTGTGTGTAAGCTGCCGGTGCGTGCTAATTACAACCCGGCAGTGCCTGATGAGGAATATATGGCTGGCAAGCTTTTGTCAGCCGCATATGAACACCGACACGTCGCAAGTTTGCGAACTCTCCTCTTGGAAACTGCGGAGCAGCTATCGTCCAAGCCGTATTTGGACATGCGGAATCAGGCGATGGCGTATAAATTCACTGCAGCGGAGTTGAAGACAATGACAGTCGATGCTAAGACCGTTGACCCTGACATGTTCCACTCGTTTTTGCGCACCGTGTACGGAATTGATGAAGCGCAGTTGGTGGACTGTTACGTCTCTGTGTGCGATGGAATCCTTGGATTCCAGCGCGTTAACGGACGCAGAGGCAAGGGTCGCGACCATGCCACAATGCTTGCCCCCAAAATACCCCGGGCATTGTGGGACACCGCATTCGAATCCATTGTCACTATGGATGTCGCGCTGTAGGGTTTGAGCATTGGCCGCTGTGTTTTTTAAAGCAGGTTTTCACAGTCGATAACAAAAAATAAATGC